TTATTTTGAGACGGAGGGAGTACTTGTAACATGAACCTGATGTGCCGGTTTTTGTGACTCCAGCTTGTGCGCATTACCAGGAGTTGCACCCTGTATTTTCTCTCCCCTATCAATCTGATAAATCAACTTCTGCTTATGATGCTTTAGCAAATCAAGGAGGTGTAGCAACTTTAGGAACAGGACAAGGAACAAACAAAGGAGGTTCTGCTGAAGATAAAAATAAAACCAAAGATGGTATTGTTTCAGGAGGTTCTAAGCAAACAAATTTTTATATCAATATAGATTCTGTTGGAAAAGAAATTACCATTAATGTTGATAAAACAGAAACTGGTGTTACACAATTAGGAGATAAAGTGCGTGAAGAATTGTTACGTGTTATCAATTCGATTAACCAAATTCAAACAACTTAATTATGGAATTTGATTTTAAAGAATTAGTTGCAAAATCATTGGTTGATTATGTCGGACCACCTTTTCCAAAATGGTGGGGAAACAATAAAACAAAATTTGTTTTACCTGATTTATTAGGTATTAATCGCAATCAATTGTTAGGAGGTCAATATTTTCAAACATTAGAATTACAATACAATGACGAAAATTATTTGTTTCCAAATGAGCCTTTAATTGGTTTAACACTTGCCAAAACAATTGTTTCAACAGGAACGGTTGGGAAATATCGTAAAGGAACAGTTGACGAGTATATCTGTACAGAAGGTTATATTATTTCCATTCGAGGTTTATGTTTTTCGGAAGATATGGAAACTTATCCAGCTGAACAAGTTGCGATGTTAAATGAATTATTTGAAATCAATGATAGTTTAGAAATTCTAAGCAATCCTTTTTTAGAATTATTCGGTATTAGAAAAATAACCTTGTTAGAAATCAATTTTGATGAAATGCAAGGTGAACAAGGATTACAACGCTACACAATTCGTGCGAAAAGTTCACAAGATTTTTATGCAGAATTAGACGAGAATTATCAATCAATTCAAAATTTATTAAGCTGATGTTATTTGTTTTAGAATCAACAATAAAAATTGCTGCTTATGAATTTAAAACGGTTACTAGTATTGAAATAACAAAGTCTGTAGATGAATTAACAGACACAGCAATTATTACAATGCCAGCTCGATTTAAAGTTCGTAAAAATGGTATTTTGATGGATACTGATGAAGCAATAAAAGTAGGTGATCCTGTTACGATAACATTGGGTTACGAAAGGTATTACAACGGCGTTGAGTTTAGAGGTTATGTGTCAAAGGTTAATCCAAAAATACCTATTGAAATTCATTGTGAGGACGCAACTTGGTTGTTGAAACGTAAAAATATTAACAAAGCATGGAATAAGCCAGTTCAATTGAAAGAAATTTTACAAGAAGTTGTAAAAGATACTTCAATCAAATTAGCGGCTAATGTTCCTGAAATGGAAATTGATAAGTTTATTATTCAAAATGCTAATGCTAATCAAGTTTTACAAACATTAAAATCAGATTACGGACTTTCAATTTATCTCAATGATGATGAAGAATTATATGTCGGTTTGCAACAGTTGAATAATATTCATCAAGAAGTTGCTTATGATTTGAATTATAATTTGGTTGAAAATAACCTTGAATATAAGACTGAAGAGTCACGAAAAATAAAAGTTCGATACACATATATCGATAAAGAAAATAAAAAGAAAACTGTTGAGGTTGGCGATTATGATGGTGAAATAAGAACCTTTCATACATCTATCATTTCAGATGAATCCAAATTGAAAGACATGGCAAAAGCTGAATTGAGAAAATTGAAATATGAAGGTTTTAGTGGGAATGTAAAATCGTTTTTGATTCCATTTGCAACTCGTGGAATGACAGCCAAATTAATTAATAAAGTTAAACCAAAACAAGAAGGAAAATATTATATAAATAAAGTAATTACAAGTTTTTCAGACCAAGGTGCAAGACGACAAACATATATAACCAATAAATTATGAGTGTAGATAAAGATTTACAAGATGCATTTGCTGGTTTAACGAAACGCTCATTTGACACATTTTCAGCAACCATTGTAAGTGTTGATAAAGAGAAAGGAACTTGTGTTATAAACGACGATATTTTAGAATTTACAGATGTTCGTCTTTCATCAATAATCGATGAAAATCAAAACAAAATTTATCTATTTCCAAAGAAAGGGAGTTCTGTTTTGGTATCGAAAATTAACAATGATATTCATACTCTTTACATTGAAGCATACAGTGAAATAGAAGAGTACTATTTAAAAATTAATGATTCTGAGTTCAATATAGATGATTCAGGTATTCTGATAAAAAAAGGAGACGAAAACCTCCAACTGTTAATGCTTGATTTAATCAAAGCGATTAAACAAATGAAATTTACAACCAATACAGGTTCGACAATTAAGCTAGTAAATATTCTTGATTTTGAAAAATTAGAGCCTCGATTTAAACAACTTTTAAAAGATAATTAAACACTATTTATTATGCCATTAAACGAACAAAGATTAGAGTATAAAATAGTTGATGTAATGAAAACATGTCAAAAAGAAAATGATAATCCAAATCAATCATTACAAAATTTTGCTCGTGAATTGGCAAAAGCAATTATAGTAGAATTAAAAGAAGCTGAAGTAATTGGAGTTTGTCCATCAAATGGTGGAGAATTAATACAAGGAAAAATACAGTAATAATGAATGGCTTTTTAGAAATAATAGTAAACAGTTTAGCAGCTGGAGGATTAGGAGGCTTTTTTGGATGGTTTTTTACACGTAAAAAATTAAATGCAGAAGCTGAAGGCGAAGAAGAAAATACAAAATCTAAAGCGATTGATAATGAAATTAAGTTGTCAGACTACTATCAAAAAATGCTTGATGATTTAGGAGCTCGTTATGAAGCAAAATTTCAAGATGTAGAAAAATTATATGTAAATAAAGAGCGTATTCTAAAAGATGAAATTTCAATGTTGAAACAAAAAGTTAAAATGCTTCGAATAGAAAATGCCGAATTAAAACGGGTTAATTTACAATTAGTAAAAAATGCAAATCAAAATCATCCATAATCAAAGTTTATTAGATATATCAATTTATCTGTTCGGAACTGCTATCGGAGTGATGTCTTTAGCTATAGCAAATAACATTAGTTTGACTGATGATTTGGAGGTAGGAACAATTTTAAACGTTCCTGAAAATACTGATTTCGGACAACGTTTAATTGCTGAATATTTTCAGAATAGAAATTTAAAACCAGCAACGGCAATAAATGAAATGGAAATAATTGTTCCAGTTGATTTTGGTATTGGAGAAATGGTAATAGAAGAATCTTTTATAATTAGATAATGGCACGTACAATAGAACAAATACAACAATCACTTTTGGCAGAAAAAGCCAATAAAACTGAATTAGCAGGTTTAACTTCTACGAGTAAAACTGCTATTTGGCGATTGTGGGTTTATATAATTTCATTTGCCATTTATGCATTTGAAGTGATTTTAGACAAACACTATTCTGATGTTACACAAAAACTAACCGAAGAAAAAGCCCACACAGCACGCTGGTATCGTTCCAAATCACTAGCATTTCAATATGGATTTGATTTAAAACAAGATTCGGACGAATTTAATAATACAGATGCAACTGATGAGCAAATAGAAGCAAGTAAAATAGTAAAATATTCAGCAGTTGTTGAAGCTTCAAATGACAGTCGATTAATTGTAAAAATAGCAGGCGAAAATAATGGAGAATTATCACAATTAGACACACAAGAAGTTACATCTTTCCGAGAGTATATGTCTGAAATACGTGATGCAGGCGTTAAGCTAACAGTTATCAATTATGAAGCGGATAAGTTGTTTCTTGACTTGCAAATTAATTATGATCCGTTGGTTTTATCTGCAAATGGTCAACATCTTATCAATGCGAATTATCCAGTTGTAGACGCAATTAAAGCTTATATGAAAGAATTACCATTTAATGGTGAGTTAGTTCTTGCTCATTTAGTTGATAAATTACAAACTGTAGAAGGCGTTTTAATTCCTACAGTTATGAGTGCTTCTACTTCGTGGATAGATGAGAATACGAATAGCTACGGCGATCCTATTGGTATAGCTGTTAAAACTATTCCTGTATCTGGGTATTTTAAAGTTGAATCCTTTGATAACATTAGCTATGTGGTATAAAATCAATTTTGATAAGCTGGTTATTTTATTATTGCCAACTTTTCTCAGAAAACCTAGAATAATAGCTTTTTTAAGTTTATTTTCTGCTGAACTTAAAAATCTTCACAACGCTTGGTTAGTTAAAAAAACAGAAGATGAAAAATGGTTAAATCACAATTCGCAAGTTTGTTATCTAAGAAAGATTCTTAACGATAAATTTGACGATTTAAAAAGAAGAATTATCATTACTGATGGGCAGTTGTATGAACGTCAATATATATACACCTTAGGCGAAAAAAAACCAAAGTATTTAGGGAAAATGTATCTAAGGCAAGCATCAGATTACGCAGATACAGGAATAGACTTTTTTGTTATCCTTCCAAAAGACATCAGTATTGAACAAAATAAATACAAATTAGAAGCTTTTATTAATCGCTACAGATTAGCAAGTAAAAGATATAAAGTGATATACCATGAATAAAATTATTTACGATCAAACAGAAGGTTTTCCCTTAGATGTCAATATTCTGGATTTTGGACAAAAAGCCAATCAAATTAGCCAACAGTTAGGAGAAATAATCGCACCATTAGCTATTGTTAGTGGTTGTGTAGAAAATGGGAATAACGTTGGTGATGGTGTTGTTTATATTGATGGAGAATTACTACCATTTAAAGGTGGTTTAAAACAAAATCAAATCAGAATTGTTGAAACTACAGAACAACGTGAGTTTGAAAATGGCAACAGCAAAGATGTTTTAATCACTCGTTACGCTACATTCGGAATAGGAGCAACAAAATCATATAATTGGGCTGATTTTTATCGTCCAATTACTATTCAAAATCTCGAGAAACAAATAAATGATAAAACAGCAATAGATAAGTTATCAGCTCGAATTAATAAATTGGAAATACTTGCTAGACCATTTAGCAACGGAGGTGGTATGGTTCTATTTAATCGTCCTGTATCTGAAATTCCAGAAGGTTGGCGTGAAGTTGTTAATTGGCGAGGACGTATTCCAATGCATTTAGATCCTAATGATAGTAACTTAAACACTGTTGGTAAACTATATGGAGATAAAAATAGACAATTACAAGAAGAAAATTTACCTTCATTTTCTATTACAACCGATTATTTTCATCAAAGTGAAAACACTTGGCGTGGTGGTGGTTCGTCATCAGCAGGATATACAGGTTATAATAAAACACGTGAAATAAATTATAATGGAAAAAATAA